AGATCGTAGATGAAGTCGGCTCAGAGAATATCGAGTTCGAAAGTATCGGTGAACTTATCCAGCAACTTGCGTATGAAAAGGCACAGCCACTAGATGAAGGGGAAAACAAATGACGATTGCAACTAAGCCCTGCAATAAATGCAAGCAAGAGTTTCCCCTTGATAAATTCCACATTAACCCAACTGGCAGATTGGGCAGAGATTCGTATTGCAAGCCCTGTCGATTGAGTTATGGTCGCGCTCATTACACGAACTCACGAACAGATCTAAAAGAGATCGTGTTCAATCATCTATCAAAAAATCCATGCGTTGATTGTGGTGAAACAGATGTACTCAAACTTGAGTTCGATCACCAAGCACGCAAGGAGTTCAATCTTGGAAAAATGACAGTCGGTAAGAAAAAATCTGTTGACGAAATTAAATCCGAGATCGCTAAGTGCCATGTTCGTTGCGGTTCTTGCCACAAGGCTAAGACTCACAAAGATCAACGCACATGGAAATATCGAATGGCTCTGGAAAGAGCAACTAACTAATCTTGTTGATTAGGGGTTAACACTATTTAGTGAGCCGACATATCTCACTAACTCCTTTGAAGTGAAGGGCGGTCATGATCACCAATGCCTTCGGTGTAGCCGTACCTGCCCCTAATCACAGCCAACTACTAGAAAGGATAACTATGTTCACAGATGAAGAGATTGAAAACATAATTGCGCTAAGAACTAAAGGCTGGACTCTGGTTAAGGTTGCAGAGTTATTTAATACTGATCGCTTAACAGTAAGAAAGATCGAGAGTAAGTACTACCGACTAAAGAGGGAGAAGGAGAATGCATGACGGCACACTTGACGAGAGCCTATTCGATGANGTGTTCGACCATGAACCCGAATGCAACTGCGAGTGTGGTTGTACAGTTCCAGTACAAGGACAATGTGTTGATTGCTCAGAAAATAGTGGTCACCAAAACAATTACGGCTTACCGAAGTTCGACAACCTCAACGAATCAACTATTGAACGGAGTAAATAATGGATAAAGATGAAGAGATAACAATGATCAAAATGGTTAATTTCGCCAATGAGTTCTTGAAGATTGCTCATGGAATTAAGAAGGAAACTGATCGAGTAGATCAATTACCAGATGAGATTCAGGAGTATCTAGCCAACNAACACTTAGANCAACTNGTTAAGANTGACGGCTTAGAGCCAGAGATGCTGGTCTGGGGCTTAGTCAATGTAGTCGAGATCTTACTTAGGTTCGCAAATATAGATGCAGAGCAACTTAGTGAGATGATCGAACAGTTCGTTAAGGAGAAGAGNGCAGAGTTAAATGGATAGATTNGAGATCACAGGCGCACCATGCCAAAGCGGTGTTGACCCAGAGATATTCTTTCCAGACCCGACAGATAGAGAGTCAATAGTTCAAGCAAAGAAACTTTGTATCCAATGCAAAGTTACTTCTGACTGTTTAACTTTCGGAATTAAAACCAACTCTGCTGGAATATGGGGCGGTAAGACAGAAGAAGAACGCCGATCTATCAAGCGCAAGATGCAAAGGAGTAGATAGTGGTTAACACATTCTTACCTTTCGCTGACTATACAAAGTCAGCACAAGCACTAGATTACAAACGACTAGGTAAGCAACGAGTAGAGGCGTGGCAGATCTTGCAAGCCCTGCGTGGGCAGACAAAGGGTTGGGTCAATCACCCTGCAACTCGCATGTGGGTTGGTCATGAGAANTCACTATGCGAATACGGAATTGCAATCTGTGATGAATGGATTCGGCGTGGNTANAAAGACACCATGCGTGAAAGATTTATTGCAGTTTATTCTGAGTTACCAGATTGTGAAAAACCTAATTGGTCATTCAATCGCACACTTTACAGATCACATCAAAGTAATTTAAAAAGAAAAGACCCAGATCATTACAACTTCGATGTTGAAGATGATCTGCCTTATCTATGGATAGATGCAGAAACTAAAATGATAAAGTGGGGAAAGAAACCAAATGAAAATAAATCGAAAGAGAGTGCAATTAATTGAGCGACTGGCTAACTACTACCGACATCGCAACTATGACAGGTCTAAAGAGCGACACGATCTACAAGTATCGAAAGCGCAACACCCTTCCAGAGCCAGATCAGTACATAGGTCGAACGCCAGTCTGGAAGAGATCAACGATTGAAGATTGGAATGCGCTCAGACCAACGCTCGATACGGATATGAAGTAACTTTTACGCACCATGTGAAGTTACTTCTAAACACATAAGCGGATTATTCCCAGTCACTATGAACTCAGCCCCAGATCGGGATTCGGTCTGGGGCTTTTTATTTGACATCTAAGTTACTCGCCAGTAATGTTACTCATCAGTAACACAGTCCGAGAGGGGGCTAGATGTACGCAGTAAAGCGGAATGATCGCTGGACTGGCTATTATCGCAAGGGCGGTAAGCGGTTCTCTGCTGGCACATACGCCACCGAAACTGAGGCTAAGTACCACGCACTTAGGGCAGAACANAGCCAGTCAGANGGTGCTTCTAGGGCGAATCTGACCCTTCGTGANTACCTAAAAGATTGGCTACCAACGGCAGATATTCTCCCGATCACTCGCAAGGGCTACGCATCGATTCTGAGTCGGCATGTGATTCCAGAGATCGGAGATCTCAAAGTAACTTCCATCTCAGCCCGTACAATTTCANAGTTACTTGATCAACTCAAAGCCGAAGGCGTGGGGCAAGCCACCATAGGGCAGGTCAAAGCCTCTCTGGGGTCGGCATTCAAGCGGTTAGTCCAGACAGGTGAGATCTCAGTCAACCCCACCCATGGATTGCGGATTAAGCAACGCCACGCAGATCTCAACTCAGTACTAGAACCTGATCAATTCAAAGAGATCATCAAGCATTTACCGAATAAAGAAACAAAACTCTTTGCCCGATTCTTGGTGGCTAGTGGCTGTCGGTTTGGAGAAGCCACAGAACTAAGGGTCAAAGATTTCAACTTCAAGACTGGCGAACTATTCGTTCAAAGGCGAGTAAGTGATCTTGGGGCAAGCCATAGCAGTAGGTTTGTGGTCATAGATGCCACCAAGTCGGGTCATAAACGCTCATTAATGCTATCTAAAGCCCTATTACAAGAGATTTCAGGGCATGTCAGCACCAAAGCCCTATCAAAAGATGATCTGCTCTTTCCCAGATCTCTTATCTTAACNACAGGTAAACTAGAACCTTCTCTCGAAGCAAAGCCTTACCAGAAGCCATTTGGTAAGAACGGAAAACAGTTCAAGCATGGAACGCTTTATGCTTACACTCATGGTGAGTGCAGGTGCGGTGAATGCCAGAAGTCGGTGCGAGAGTACCGCCAGAAGGCAAAGCCATACCAGAAGCAGAGGCGGTTCATAGACCAGACAAGCCACTTACCGAGAGATGTATGGAGAACCATTTGGAACAAAGCAATAGCCAAATCAGGAATTGGTTGGTATCCGAGAACTCATGATCTCAGGCACGCTAANGCTACGCAGTTACTCAAAAACGGCGTAGATGTGCATGAAGTGAAAGAGCGACTAGGACACCGATCAATTAAGACAACGGAGAGGTATTTACACCGAATCCGCAACCAGCAGTCAAAGGCAGGTGAGATCGCCAATGATTTCTTGGAGTGATGAAACTATGAAAGCAATATCAAAAGTAAGACTGATCTTTGGGTCTATCTCAATGTCAGTAGTTTTAACAGCAGGGTTTCTTGGTCTGGCAACGCCAGCCATAGCCCCTAGCAAAGCCGAAGCACAAGCCCTGATGCTCAGGCAGTATGCCAATGCGACAGTCCTAACGGACAAGCAACTGGTTGGTCTGCTTAGTACAGTCGGGTTCAAGGGAGAATCCTTGAAGGTTGCTTGGGCGGTTGCTAAAAAAGAATCACATGGTCGACCTCTTGCCTACAACGGAAACCGCAGGACTGGTGATAACTCCTTTGGATTATTTCAAGTCAACATGATCGGTTCTATGGGCGCAGATAGAAGGTCACAATTCGGTTTGGATTCAAACGCCGAACTGCTAAACCCTGTGGTCAATGCCCAAGTTGCTTATCACATGAGCAAGGGTGGCAAAGACTGGAGTGCATGGAAGGGATCACATCAAGCCGTAGTTCAAGAATGGCTAAAGAAGTACCCTTACAAAGCGACAACCACAAAGGCGCACAAGCACAAAGCGAAAGCAATATCAAAAGCAATACCAAAAGCAATACATCGAGCAAAACACAAAGCCATATCAAAAGGCAAGCATAAGTAGAAGCAATACCAGAAGCCCCTCAGAGATGGGGGGCTTTCTTGGGAGTAACTCCCCTGGGGGCAGCGGGCCTTCCAGGTAAGTTAGTTAGGAGCATAAGATGCCAGATTGGGCAGAGCAGTACAGAGAAATGAATCACTCTTCAGCACCTCATAGTAAGAGGAAGAAGTGGGTTCAAGAAGAACTACCATTTCATAAATCTAAAGAAGATTATTACAGCGATATATCTAAAAAACAGAGTCCTAAAGTCTTAACTGATCAACAGGTCAATGAGTTGTTTTGGGATACCCTCATCGCTCTTGGTTGGAAATTAAATACAAATCACTCAAATATGCGAAGGATTGTATTTGCTTGTCCTAAGTGNGAGATGATCATTGATGACTTGCCTTATAGCGGTCTTCTTGCTAANGATGCCCTCTCCATGACAAATAAGAAAGCCTTAGATGGAATGCTGATCACACACAATGGAGAACCATGTATTCCAGTAGGTGAGGAAGAATGAGTTGCTATGTAGAAGGTTGCGTTAATCCAGTTGAATGGTATATATGGGTAGATGGCTCACTCTGTTGCGATAAGCATGCAGAAGAGATCGGCAGTTATGTAACAGAGTTAGAAGCCATACCAGAAGCCTTACCAGAAGCCTTACCAAAAGGTTAGTTGTTTGTTTCTTTGTTGTTCTCCAATATGAGTTTTACTTCACAGGCGTCTGTCACGCAATAACTTTCGCCAACAGCATCAGAAGCCATACCAGCATAGACACCAGCCAGATCGATAGGGAATAGTTTCATTACTCCTTCTTCGTTGTATTGCTCTTCGGTGATCTGGGTGTAAGGCATCTGTGGGTAGGTATCACTCATCATAGGCAAGAATGAGACAGTCTTAAGTTGACCATCGTACATATGCAAAGCCGTACCAATAGCCGAANCCTCTTTCTCTGGATCAAAGGAGATAGTTACAGAGACAGAGTTATCTGACCAGTATCTCTGAGCAGTAGCAGCAAGTGCCATCTTCTCGTAGATACTTACATCCTTCTCACTTCTCTTTGCTTCAGACTTTACTGGAAAGAAAACCACAGAAGTTGTTTCGGGCGATTCATTTGCTGGTTCTACTCGGTAGTTAGCCATCTTAAACAAAGGAAGCATTGGATCTGTATTGGAGAATCGAATAGCACGATTAAAGTACTTACCGCCAACAGTCCAGTGAACTCCTGGAGATTCACCAGCCAAGATAGATACAGTTCCCGAAGGTTTAACAGTAGTCATTTTGATTGATTCACGAATACCAAGCCATTCGGAGTAAGTCTTATCGTAGCCCTTGATAACTTCATATCCAGCATCCATCCACTGACGAAGAGCAGGTAAGCCTTTGTTATCCGCAAAGTTAGCAACACCAGAGACAGAAGTTCCTATGCGACGATTGCGTTGCATGATTGCATTGGTCTCTTCCCAGTGAGTTGGAAGTAGAGTTACAGTCTTTGCATACAAGTAAGCAAACTTTAAAGTTCTTTTAAAGTCTTCGATGTCTGTGTGGCGGTTTAAGTAAGTCTCAACCAAGGTACAGCACTCGTATGATTCCAAAGATTGTTCTGCACATGGGTTGTATCCAGAGATGCGCCAGTCTTTGTTATTGATTGGGTCTGCTAGTCGACCATATTGACGAGAGATATCCATCCAGATAACTCCTGGTTCTCCGTTGCGGGAGATACCTTCGATGATTGGGTCTAGATCCTGACCAACATTTACTTCTACAGAGTTGTTTGACATCCAGCCATAAGCAGCACGATCAGGGTTCTTCTCGTAGTTCTTAAGATTTAAGAAGCCTTCATCGTCAAGGCGACCCATCAGTAGTTCTGCTGAACGACGGACGTTTCCTGATACAACGCAGACACCAATCATGTTTCCAATGTCAGCAATGTCACGCCTAGTAAGTAACTCTCCAGAGCGGCCCTGGAACATGTAAGTTAGATGTGCATGTAACCTTACGAGTGGTTCTGGTCCTGCGGCTGTACCACCGAAGATCTTGATTGGCGCTCCTGCTGGACGAATCTCTTGGTAGTCAAATAGTGGTACCTTCGAATCTGGTCGTAGGTAGGCATTGATGAGGGCGGCTGTTGATTCAACCCATCCTTCTCTGGTGTCGGGGATGACATAGANGTCACCTTGTTGTGGGTCATATATCTTAAATTCCTTATCTGCTCCCTTATCATCAAAGCCAACGCCCACTCCGAGCATTGATGCTTCCATGAGGAATGCGAATGGTTTGGCTGGATCGGTCTTTGTCATTGATCCAGTTGATACGAAAGCGCAATTCTGCAACGCTGCAGAGTTACGTTGTTCATTGACTAGTGGTGTTCCCATAACCCACAAGCCACGTCCAGGTGGTGTCCACTTAAGATTCCAAAGGCGATCGAATGCTTCCTTCGCTGACGAAGCAGCCTTGGCATCTGACCATGGAAGGCGACTTATTTTGGCGTGATCTTTCTGCAATGAATACATGCCGTTGATGACCCGCTCGCATACATCTACCCAAGTCTCTTTAGTACCATCTTCCTTCAAGCGAGAATAGGTGCGTAAGAATGTTATCTCCCCTACCGAATTGCCAGCGGCATCTTGATAGCCAAATGGAGCCTTCTTGCTCTTGTAAGGAGCCACGAATTCTTCTGCTAACTTGAATGAAAACTTTGCCATCTATATACCCTATTTCTTATAATCGCCAAATACCCCTCGTTGGGTAGCCTATTGTGCTAGGCATAAACCTATCACACACTTGTTAACTTTATTTAGTTCTTAGAAGTTGGACGGGGGCTAAACTTGCTACCACCTTGATCCACTTCCCTCCACTTGCTATTATCAGATAATACTAATCTTCAATAGACTGTGAAATTATTTTTGTAACAGTCTCTTCTTTCATTGTCTCTGGCAGTTCTCGAAGTGCTTGAGCACGATCTCCAAAGATTGCGGAGAGCACTCCACCAGAAGATTGACGGCTTGCAGTTATCTGAATAAACTCTTTATTAGAATCCATCTCATTAACATTTCCTACTAGTTTTAATAAGCGATCAATCTCTTGAGAAAGATTTGGATCAGCATAACCACCATTCATTTCTTCAGCAAATCGCATAAAAGCCACTCTTTGCCCCTGCATTTCGATAATCGCAGTTAGTAGAGCCTTGAGTTGATCCTTAGTCTTTACCTCTACTGGAAGGTTAAAGGCGCAAGAATTTTGCGGTTTGAAGGCTGGACAGTTGGCTGCAACGAAGCAGGTGTCGCATTGACGCAGAGAAGAATTTAAGTTTTGAACTACGGGAACTTCTTTGAGAACATCATGACCACTGTCATCTGTCTCAACGATCGTTTTCATTTTGTAACCAAAAACTGGTAGGTTTTGGATCTCAGTTGGATCTCTCTGGACTAACTCAGGTGCCGAATTTTTCCGCACCTCTACCTCACTGTTATCAGATCCGCTACCCTGAAATCCCATTAAACCCGTTAAGAACTCATCGCTATTATCAGATAACTTATCGCCCTGTCCACCATCTATGATGTGGAAGTTAGGTGATTTCTTGTCCATTGATTCCTCTAATTTCGTATACGACCAGACGGCTACTCTAGTCGATTCAAGGGTGGTATCTGCTACAAAGTCTATATAGTTTAGCCCTGCACCTTGTAAGACAGCCTTGTATCGGGGGCGAGCCTGATCCTTCATCCGCTTTGGATAACGAACAATCTTTTTACCATCCCATATGATTGTTTCGCCTCTTCGCATGGGTGAAAGCCACGACAATGTGGTGGATGTGGCAAATGGTATCTGTCTCAGGTTGTCTGGCTTGGCACAACTTAGGGCGTGGAAGTTAGTTCCATACTGTCTTGAGTAACTCCGAGTCAGGGCCGCCAAGTTAGTTACTGCCTCAATCTCATCGCTAGGTATCATGATGTTCTGGTACTTGGCAGACATCTCTAGGAGTTCATGTACTCCGTACTCTTGTCTCCATACTACCCATAGTTTGGGGTCGTTACTGAAAAAGGGGCGCTGATTTTCTACCCACTCTTTACCCAGTACCATAGAGTCAAACTCTTGGAAGGCAAATGCTCGATCTGCGTTGTTNACTAGNAACTCTTGATAGTCAGCAGCAAGATCTATTAGTTCTTCTTTGGAGAGACCATTATTCTCCGCTTGTCTGGCGCCAGATTCAATAAAGACATTAACCTCTGGCTTGAAGTGTTCACTAATTAGCCACATCTTAGTCTTGGGCAGTCCACGCTTACGCAAGTTGTAGTAATTGATTCCCATGTAAGTAACTCCCATCCCTTCCAGGAGGGTGCGGTTACTTCCTACCTCAGTACCAGAGAATATGATTTTCATTAGTCTTGCCAGAATTCTAGGTCTTTAGGTTGTCCTACACCTTGTGATTTTGCCACGTTCACACGATCAATAGCCTCAACGATGTCGTTCCATGCTCTTACTGCAGGTGGGGCATCGGGGCGATGTTGAACAGGTATGTAACTAGGGTTAGATAGAAGCAATGTAGGTACTGAGTGATACTCAAAAACCCAAGCACACATAGCAGGATCGGAATCAACATACAGTTCGATAGGAGCCTGACTACGGCATAGAGTGAATTGGCGTTTTTTTAAATCCTCGCCCTCAAGGTGGACATTGTCAGCCATGAGATCGTCATAGCCAATGATTCCGTGAGATTGGAGCCAATGTTCGGCATCCATTTTATTTCTCTTAGTAATGATTCCTGTACGATGCTTGTCGGTAAGGGCGTAATAAAGAAGCACTCCTGCTCGGTTTGGTTCACCTGATTCCGAACTAAGTACGCCATCCAAA